GGGGCAAGAGCCTGAAGGGCCACAAGCACACTGGCGTTCAGGGCGGCAGCGCCGTGTCGGGGCCACCGCAATGATCGGCATGGACGCCCGCACTGGCAAACCACTGGAAGGCGCCGCACACCTGGCGCAATCCATCGCGCGGATCCTCACCACACCGGTGGGATCGCGCGTGATGCGCCGCGAGTTCGGCTCCATGCTCCCGGCGCTGATCGACCAGCCCTTCACCGCGGCCACCCGCACGCGCCTGTACGGCGCCACTGCCACCGCACTGATGCGCTGGGAACCCCGCCTGCGCTTGACCAGCGTGTCCATCGACGCCGGCAATGCTCCCGGCGCCTTCCGGGTTTCCATTCAGGGCCGCCGCACCGACCTGCCGCGGCCGAACGAACTGGAAACCTTCACCGTCCCCTTGTCATTCAGTTGAGGAAATCGCCATGCCCGACGCATACCACCACGGCGTAAAGGTCACCGAAATCACCGGGGGCGCGCGCGTCATCCGTTCCGTTTCCACCGCCATCATTGGCCTTGTCGCCACCGCCGCCACGGCGGATACCAGCGTATTCCCGCTCAACCGTCCGGCGCTGATCACCGATGTTCTCGCGGCGATGGGAAAGGCCGGCAACGATGGCACCCTGCGCGACACCCTGAAGGCCATCAGCGACCAGGGCAGCCCCATCGTGGTGGTGGTGCGAGTGGAGGAAGGCGAGGACGCGGCGGCCACCACTGCCAACGTGATCGGGGACACCGAGGATGGGGTTTACACCGGCCTGCAAGCCTTGCTGGTGGCCGAAGCCCAGTTGGGCGTGCGCCCGCGCATCATCGGCTGCCCGGGCCTGGACACGCAGGCGGTGACAACGGCGATGGTCACCGTACTGCAGAAGCTGAACGCCTTCGGCTACGCCTATGCATCGGATTGTGCCGACGTGGCCGCGGTGCTGGATTACCGCGAAGCCTTCAGTGCCCGCGAACTGATGCTGATCTGGCCGGATTTCAATGCCTTCGACACTGTGACCGCCAACACCGTGGCGGTGGCGGCCGTTGCCCGCGCCCTGGGCCTGCGTGCGAAGATCGACCAGGAAACCGGCTGGCACAAAACGCTATCCAATGTGGCGGTGAACGGCGTCACCGGCATCGCCAAGGATGTCCACTTCGACCTGCAGAGCGCGGCTACCGATGCCGGCCTGCTGAACGAAGCCGGCGTCACCACCCTGGTCAACTTCAATGGCGGGTTCCGCTTCTGGGGTAGCCGCACCTGCAGCGCCGACGAAACGTTCGCCTTCGAGTCGGCAACCCGCTCGGCACAGGTTCTGCGCGACACCATCGCCAACGGCGTGGCCGATTTCGTGGACAAGCCGATGCACCCCAGCAGCGCCAAGGACATCGTGGAGAGCATCCGCGCCAAGCTGCGCAGCCTGGTGTCCCAAGGCTACCTGATCGGCGCGGACTGCTGGCTCGACGAAACCGCGAACACCCCCGACCAGCTGGCCGGCGGCACGCTGCGCATCGACTACGACTACACCCCGGTGCCCCCGATCGAGAACCTGCAGCTGCAGCAGCGCATCACCGACAGTTACTTCGCCGACTTCGCCGCGCGGGTGTCCGGCGGCTGATGCCGCTGGACCCGCCGTCTCCATTTCGCTCCTGATCCCCGGAGAACACCAACATGGCAATGCCCAAGAAGCTGAAGAACTTCAACGCCTTTTCCGATGGCGAAAGTTTCCTCGGCCTAGTCAAAACCGTGACCCTGCCCACGCTCACCCGCAAGATGGAGGATTGGCGCGGCGGCGGCATGTCCGGCCCGGTCAAGGTCGATTTTGGCCAGGAAGGCCTGGAAATCAAGTTCACCTATGGCGGCGTGATGCAGCAGGTGCTGAAGCAGTACGGCCTGACCACGCACGATGGCCTCGGCCTGCGCTTCGCCGGCGCCTACCAGCGCGACGACACCGGTGCCGTGGATGCCGTGGAAGTGACCGTGCGCGGCCGGCACAGCGAGATCGAGCTGGGCGACGCCGAAGCTGGCGAGGACGGCGAGTTCACCGCCACCACCACCTGCAGCTATTTCAAGTACGTGGTCAACGGGCAGACGCTGATCGAGATCGACCTGATGAACATGGTCGAGAACGTGGGCGGCGTGGACCGCCTGGCCGAACAGCGCCGCGCCATCGGCCTGTGACCGCGTAACCCCGCGCGCAACACCACAAGGCCCGGCCGAAACGCCGGGCTTTGTTTCATCCTGACCGCCAACCTGCGAGAGAGCCGCCACCATGAGCAACGACCAGCCCATCCCCGCCGAGGACAAGCCCACCACCGTCACCGTCACCCTGGACTACCCGATCAAGCGCGGCGAACAGACCATCACCAGCATCACCCTGCGCCGCCCGCGCGCGGGCGAATTGCGCGGCGTGAAGCTGATGGACCTGGTGCAGATGGATACCTCCGCCCTGCACGTGGTGCTGCCGCGCATCACCAACCCGATGTTGACCACGCATGACGTGGCCGCGCTGGAACCGGCCGACATCATGCAGCTGGGCGCGGAGGTATCCGGTTTTTTCATGTCGAAGGCAGCGGCGGAAACGGCTGGCCTGCCCGTGTAGAGGACTTCATGGCGGACGTGGCCAGCGTTTTCCACTGGCCGCTGTCCGAAATGCTGGGGTGGACCCTGCAGGAACTGATCGAGTGGCGCGAGCGCGCCCGGATGCGGAGCGGCGCGGAATGAAGCACAATGCGGCACATGGACATTTTCGTCTGGTTCCTGATCGGCTGCGCGGCCCTCACCGCCCTGTGCCTGCTGGTGGCCTTGGTAACGCTGCCGCTGGGCCTGCTGCTGAACGCCGCTGCCGCTTTCAAGTCGGCATTCCAGGCCACGCCTGCGGAGTCACCCGGCAGCTGAGCCCGGCCAGGGGCGCGTGATGGACACGCGTCGCCTTTCCCTTGTCTTCAGCTTCGTGGACAAGGCTTCGGCCGGCATGAAGCAACTGGTGGCCGGCAGCGGGAAACTGAAAGCCGCCCTGGACGTATCCCGCAAGGCCGAACGCGACCTGCAGAAGCAGATCGGTGACGTGGAAGCCTTCCGTCGCCAGCGCGTCGAGCTGCGCGCCAACGAACGCGCCCTGGCCGCATCCAAGGCCGCCGAAACCAAGCACCACGCCGCCCTGCAGCAAGCCCGGCAGGCGCACGACGCGCTGACCGCCGAGCGCAAGGTGGCGCGCGCAGAACTGAAGCGCATGGAGCGCGAGCTGATCAAGGCCGGCCAGGCGACCGATGCGCAGTCGCTGGCGCAGGAAAAGGCCCGCAACCGGCTGCTGGCGGTGGAGCAGCGTTACGCCGCCAATAGCACCGAAGTGCGCCGCCACCGTGCCCTGCTGGTGGCCGCGGGCAAGGCCACCACCACGTTGTCCGCCGGCAACCAGCGCCTGACCGCCAGCGTGGAGGCCGGCCGCCAGCGCTTTGCCGCCGCCGGCGTGAGCGTGGCGCGCCTGGGCGACCACCAGCGCCGGCTGGCACGCGATGCCGCCGTCGCCCGCGGCCAGATCGACCGGCAGGCGGAAGCCGTGCGCCGCCTGAACCGGATGAACGCCGCCGCCGGCAAGCTGCACGGTGCCGGCATCGGCGTGGCGGCGCATGGTGCCGGCGCCATGTATGCCGGCCAGCGGGGCTTGCGCGCCGCGGCCGCACCGGTGGCTGCGGCCATGACGTTCGAGTCATCGATGGCCGACGTCAAGAAGGTGGTGGACTTCGATACCCCCGAGCAGTTCCGGCAAATGAGCCAGGACGTGCAGGATCTGTCGATGCGCCTGCCGATGGCCGCGGGGGAGATCGCCACGCTGGTGGCCGCCGCCGGCCAAGCCAACATCCCCCGGCAAGAGCTGCTGGGTTTCGCCGAGGCCGCCGCCAAGATGGGCGTCGCCTTCGACACCACCGCCGACGAAGCCGGCAAGGCGATGGCGACTTGGCGCACCGCCTTCCGCCTGAACCAGGACGGCGTGGTCGAGCTGGCGGACAAGATCAACTACCTGGGCAACACCGGGCCGGCCAACGTCAACCAGATTTCGGGGGTGGTCAATCGCATCGGCGCGCTGGGCGAAGTGGCCGGCCTGTCCACCGGCCCACTGGCCGCGCTGGGCGCCACCGTGGCCGGCATGGGCATTCAGGAGGAAGTGGCCGCCACCGGCATCAAGAACCTGCTGCTGCGACTGAATGCAGGTGCGGCGGCGACGAAAAAGCAACAGCAGGCATTTGCCGAGCTGGGGTTGAATTCGGTGAAGTTGGCCAAGTCCATGCAGGTGGATGCCAAGGGCACGATCCTCGACCTGCTGGAGCGGATCAAGAAGCTGCCCAAGGATGCGCAGACGTCGATCCTGCAGCAGATATTCGGCACCGAATCGATCGGCGCATTGGCCCCCCTGCTGAACAATACCGAGTTGCTGGCGGAAAATTTCAACAAGGTGGGCGATGCAACCAAGTATGCCGGCAGCATGGAGAACGAATACATCTCGCGTGTCGGCACCAGCGAGAACGCCTTGCAACTGCTGAAGAACACCGGCAACGCCTTGGCAATCAGCATCGGTCAAACCCTGCTGCCCGAGTTCAAGCAACTGGCCGAACGCACCGGCGAAATCGTGAAGAGCGTGGTGGGTTGGACCCGGGAAAACCCCCAGCTCACCGCCGGGCTGGCCAAGGCCGCCATTGCAGGTGCCGCGCTGGTCACGCTGCTGGGCGGCCTGGCCGTTGGCGTGGGCAGCACCATGATGTTCTTCGGCGGGCTGCTGAAGATGCTGCCGGCCATCGGCTCCGGCTTCAACCTGGTGGCCGGGCTGGCGCGCGTCTTCGGTACCGGCATCGTGGCCGCCATCCGCATGGTGAGCGCGGCCATGCTGAGCAACCCCATCACCGCGTTGCTGCTGCTGATCGGCACGCTGATCTACCTGGTGTGGAAGCGCTGGGACGTGTTCGGCCCAATGCTGGCGGCCGTGTGGCAAACCGTATGCGATGCCCTGGCTGTTGCCTGGGAATGGATCAAGACCAAGGCCGGCGAGCTGTGGGCCTTCATCAAGCGGGTATTCGCCTTCACTCCGCTGGGCATGGTCATTGCCAACTGGGGCGCCATCAAGGCCTATCTGGCCGCCAGCTGGCAAGCCATCGCCGGCGCCGCCAGCACGCTATGGGCCTTCATCAAGCGGGTGTTCTCCTTCACCCCGCTGGGCATGGTCATTGCCAATTGGGATGCCATCAAGGCCTTTCTGGCGGCCAGCTGGCAAGCCATCGGCGGCGCCGCCAGTGCAGTGTGGGCGGGCATCGTCGCGACGGTGCAACGCATGTTCGACGGCCTGCGCATGTACCTGGGCGGCGTCTGGAACGTGATCGCAGGGCTCTTCAGTGGCAATGGCGAGCGCATCCGTGCCGGCATCGAGATGATCTGGACCGGCATCAGCACCATGCTCGGCAGTTGGCCAGCCCGGCTGCGGCAGGCCGGCGTCGATATGGTGTTGGGCCTGATCGACGGCCTGCGGTCCATGCTTGGCAAGGCGGGCGAAGCGGTGGCCGGCGTGGGTGGCGCCGTTGTCGATCGCTTCAAGTCGCTGCTGGGCATCCATAGCCCGTCGCGCGTGTTCGCGCAGTTGGGTGGCTGGACGATGGAAGGCCTGGCCAACGGCCTGCAGGCAGCCCAGCGAGGCCCGCTGGGCGCCATGCAGATGCTGGGCGACCGGATGCGCACGGCGGGCAGCGCCGTGGCGCTGGGGGCCGCGGCGGCGCTCCCCGTGACTGCCAGCCCGCTGACTGCAGCACCACGCAATGCCGCCCCGGTATCCATCGCCGGCGACACCATCACCATCCACGTGCAGGGTACCGACCCCGAGGCCATCGCCAAGGCCGTGCGCATCGAGCTGGAACGCGCGCAGTACGCCAAGGCCGCCCGCGCGCGCAGCGCCCTGACCGACGATTGAGGATTCCGCCATGATGATGGCCCTGGGGAATTTCGTCTTTTCCCTGCCCACGCTGGTGTACCAGCAGCTGGAACGCAGCTGCAGCTGGCGCCACGCCAGCACCGAGCGCATCGGCGTGCGTGCCGCGTCGCAGTACCTCGGCCCCGGCGAAGAATCCATCACCTTGGGCGGCGTGTTGGCGCCCGAACTCGCATGCGACCCCGCCGAGCTGGAAACGCTGCGCGAGATCGCCGACGAAGGCGAGCCGCAGGCGCTGGTATCCGGCAGCGGTACCGTGTTCGGTGCATACGTCATCACCAGCCTGTCCGAAACCGGCACGCTGTTCTTCAGCGACGGCACGCCGCGCCGCATCGAGTTCGACCTGAAGCTGCGCCGCGTACCGGATGAAGACATGGCCGCGGCGGCGACCGAATGAAGATCGCCGGCAACCACCCTGCATGGCGCGTCATGCTCGACGGCGCCGACCTGACCGAGCGCCTGGCACCGCGCCTGCTGGACCTGTCGCTGACCGAGGACCGTGCCGGCCAGGCCGACACCATTGACCTGGTGATACACGACCACGATGGCCGCATGGACTTGCCCCGGCGCGGCGTGCTGCTGCAGGTGGCCATCGGCTGGCGCGGCGCCGCCCTGGTTGAGAAGGGCACGTTCACCGTCGATGAGGTGGAGCACCAGGGAGCGCCGGACACCATCACCATCCGCGCGCGCAGCGCCGACCTGACCCACAAGATCCGCAGCCGGCGCGAGCGCAGTTGGCATGGTGTCACCCTGGGCGCGGTGGTGCGCAGCCTCGCCGGCGAACATGGCCTGCAGGCCAGCATCGCCCCGCAGTTGGCCAGCATTGCCATCCCGCACCTGGACCAGGCCAACGAATCCGACATCAACCTGCTGACCCGCCTGGGCCAGCGCTTCGATGCCGTGGCGACGGTAAAGGCCGGCAGGTTGATTTTCGCGCCCATCAGCAGCGGCATGACCGCCAGCGGCAAGCCATTGCCCATTGCGCTGATCACGCGCGCCAGCGGCGACCAGCACCGGTTCAGCACCTGTGACCGCGACAGCTACAGCGGCGTCAAGGCGTACTGGACCGACAAGGCCGGCGCACGGCGCAAGTCGGTAACGGTGGGCGATGGCGAAAACGCCAAGCAACTGCGCGAAACCTACCCGACCGAGGCGGCGGCCAGGCAAGAGGCGCAGGCCGAATGGAACCGCCTGCAACGCGGCACCGCGCGGCTGACCTACACCCTGGCGCTGGGCCGGGCGGATATTTCGCCGGAGCAGAAGATACGCGTGCAGGGCTTCAAACCTGCGATCGATTCGGAAGAGTGGCTGGTGGTCAAGGCCACCCATAGCATCAGCGGTAGCGGCGGATTCACTACCGCGCTGGAGTTGGAAAGGGCGCTGTAGCGCGTGGCTAATTCAGGGCGCAAATTCAGTGGCAAGCATGCCGCAGCCTATGACGATCTGGCCGATGTTGAACTGAATTAGCCCTTCGATTTTTTTGCCTTGTTGCCCATGTTGACCGTGGTGCCGGTCTGCACCACCGGCCCGCTGTTCGCCTGGCCGATCCGGCGCGCCTTGATGGCGCCGCCCGTCTGCTGCTGCGCCGGCGGCGCCGCAGCCGGCAGGCCTATGCCGCCGAGCATCGCCATCACCATCTGCCGCACCGGTTCTTCCGCGTTTCGCCATGCCGTCAACAGCGTGAGTTCTGCCGGATCAAGTGCCGTGTTGCGGTCCCCGGACAACAGGTAAACCACATCCATCCCCATGCGTTGCATGCCCGCCAGCAACGGGCCGCTGGGCCAGTTTTCGTTGCCTTCGGCCGCCTTCACCGCCCGCGTATTGAACCCGCAGGCCTGGGCCAGCTCTGCCTGCGACAGCCCGAGCCGTTTTCTCTCTTCCTTGACACGCTCACCAACGGTTGACACAAAAACCCCCCTTGCAAGGTGTGAAATTTCTCACCACACTAAAGCACCATCCACCACACCCTACCACGCATGCCAAGCAAGCCCGTCCCCCGGCGCAAGCGCCCGACCAAGCCCTCCGCACACCTGCGCACGGCCGCCGAAGCAAAGGCATGGCTGGAATCCAACGGCATCTCCCAGGCCGAATTCGCGCGCCGCCACGGCCTGCCGCGGATGGCGGTGGTGGACACCCTGCGCGGCCGCAGCCGTGGCCTGCGCGGCGACCACCACACGGCCGCCATCGCCCTGGGCATGAAGGCCGCGCCGGAGGAACCGGCACACGCCGTGGCCAGCGTGAGGGGGCGATGAACATGGCTGCACTGGCGAACCCCAAGCGGCTGGTCTTCACCTGCGATGCGTGCGGCAGCAAGCTGACCAAGCGCACCAGCTACCGCATGCACCGGCACCTGCGCCATGACGTGTGGCGTTGCGACAACGACGCCTGTGGCGCCTGTTACGTGGGCAACAACGAATTGACCAGCATTGCCACGCGCAGCGGCGACCCTTCGGCGCCCGCGCCCGAGCTGCCGCCTACCAAGGCCTACCAGCGCCGGTTGATCAAGCTGGCGCAGCGCGACACCGCGCCGCAGGCCCATCAGGCCGATTTCGTGGCCGAGCAGGAACGGCAGGCCGAACTGGAACGCGTCGCCGCGGAAATGCGCGACGAAGGCATCAGCGAGGACATCATCCAGATGGCGCTGGCCGGAGGCCTGGACGCAGCAGCCGACGACGATGGCGACGACGACCTGCCGACCGGTGGCTGCGCATGAGCCGCTGCAAGCCGCAGCGCGATGGCTGGTCATCCGCGCAGGCGCCACGCCTGGTCACCGGCCCGGTGCTGGCCGACCGGCCGGTCAGTCCCTCGCAGAAGGCCAGCGAAGCCGCGTGGCTGCGCGCCCAGGTGGAAGCGCACCTGGCTGCCGGCGGCACCTACATGGTCATCAGCACGCCCACCGCGCCGAAGCGCAGGGGGCGTGCATGAACCTCTATTCAAACATGGTGTTCACGCAGCCAATCATTCAGCGAAAGCACTTCACCCGTTTCCGGGCGGATCACATCGTCTCCAATGCGGTCCACACGGAAGGTACGGATGGCATTGCGAACGTGGCAAAAGCCCTTCAGGTACAAGTCGTCCAGGTGCTTCACCGTGACTTCCCGCTCACTCTCGAAGCCCAGGGAATCTTCGTAGCGAATAACCACACGGTCGATGCCTGCATTTACCCGCTTGGCACGACTGCGCGTTGCCTTGGGCTTGGGTGCCACCGACGCCGCCACTATCGGGACGGGCGATACCGGAGCCTCGGCTACAACTGCAAGCTCTTGGCGAGGCAACGCAGGCGGCGCGATCTTGGCAACGACATCGGACTCGTTCAGCACCAACCGTTGGAACAGTTCGGCCAAATCGGCCGCTTCATCTTCATCCAGCACGCCATCAGCCAGTGCCTCTTTCAACCGCCGGTAGATAGCTGCGAATGGATGCTGGTCAAGCCGTTCGCGCCGTTCGCTCAGCCAACTGAACAGGTAATCGGCTTCGGCTTGCACAAACATGCCGTCTGCCATCATCCCTTCGACAAGACGAATCAGCCCATCCGCGTTGCGGTCCTCTTCATTTGCGACCAGCACCGGCCCGTGGGCAGGCTCGGGTTCCAACATCACCTCTGGCTCGGTAGCTGTGGACACTCCCGCCGAATTGGAAGCGGGTGGCACAACCTTCGCACGTGCAAAAAACAGCGCGGCGGCACCAACCAGCAGCACAACAACCGTCATGGTGACCGGAATGCCTAAGCCGATGGCAATCCCGCAAGCCAGTAACCAAGCCACCAATGTGAGGCACCAGGCAACTGGAACTCCCAGCCACCAGCGCAATCCGTGGCGCAGCAGGGTACGTGATAGGGAAACCCAGACCATCGCGTACATGGCCATGCTGGACAGTATGAACAGCGCTTCTGCCGTCCCGGCTTCATGTGCAGCTGCTGCCATGTATTCCTCCTGTGTACACAATCAGTTTGCAAATTCTCCACAGATTGCCACGGGCAAAAAAAAGTGCGAAGCTCTTCCCGTCGCCGCACAATCGGCGACCGGGATTTGCAGCCCGACATATCCGAGGCGCACCAGCGCCCATCGTTCGATGCTTGGCGCTTTTTTGTTGCCCGCATCAACGCGGGCGCATGCCAGCCAGTTCTATGGCGGGCGGTGCGCGGAGGCCGAAAGGCCTGCCGGTTCCTCGGACCGGTCTGCAAACCGCGTACCGTCCGCCACCTTGTTTTGCAGCGAGGCGGCGGATTCCATCAACTCCGAGGAATCCACCATGTCCCACGACACCCAAGGCACGCCCGCGCCCGCCTTCCGGCCCGGCGAAGCCACGTTCTTCGCGCCTTTCGGCCACACCCTGAAACTCGAAGTCGGCCCCGACTACATCTTCACAGCCATCCTCGTGGATGGCGCCGACAGCCGCCAACCGCTGGCTTCCATCTACAGCTACCGCAAGGCGCGCTCTGCGCACGTCAACCGCGTGCCCGTGCTGGTGGTAGGCCATGCCTACCTGCCGCTGCCGTATCCCTCCTGGGCGGCCGCCAGCGCGTTTCTGGCAGCGCATGGTGCATACCTGCGCACGGAAGGAGTGGACGCATGATCGCCACCCTCGCCATCCTGCTGATCGCCCCGGCCGCTGGCGGCGCCCTGCTGCACCACCTGTGGCAGTCCCGGCGGTTGCCCGCTACCCACACCGGTCTGGCCGTGGGCCAGATTCCGCAGCGCCGCCGGCGCCGCGCGCAGGCCGTGCGCCGGGAGGTGCGGGCATGAAAACCACCATCACCATCACCGTGGACGCTGCCGCACTGTCCACCCTGGCCGACGACTACCTTGCCGCGCTGTGGCATGTGGCGCAGGCCAACCCGGCACCGATCGAGGACCGCGACGCCGGCGTCGTGGCCGAGGCCATCGGCCGCGAGATCATCCGCCGCTTCCTCGCCAACACGCCGCCGATGCTGTGGGCGCATCAGGGCCGCCATGCGGATTGGGCCAAGCTGCACCTGCAGAAGGACGGTGCGCCATGACCGCCGCCCTCGAACTGGAAACGGCCGCGCCCGGCGTGCAGCTGCGCGTAACCCGCGTCAAGGAATGCGTCTTCATGGTCTGCATGCAGGCCGATGCCCAGGTGCCGCTGGCGGTCATGGCGCAGTACCCGGAAACGTTCCGGCCCGCCGGCAACGGCGCGGTGCAGTTCGGTGGGGCGCTGCTGTTCCTCGCCGCTGGCCAGCCCGAGCGGTTGTTCGCGTGGTTGCAGGCCAATGCGACGCCGAAGGACGGTGTTGCATGAGCAACAACATCCGCCACCTGAACCCGCGCGAGTTGTCGCAGCTGGAAGACGCCGATTACGCGTTGTCCGAAGAGGCGATGGACCGCCTTTGGCGCGCCCGCAGCGCCATCCGCCTGCTGGCCGACCTCAACAACGACGTGGCGACCAGCGCCGGCATCAACGCCGATGGCCCGGCCGCCGTCGCCGAATACGCCAGCGAGGACATGCTGGCCATCCTGACCACCGCCACCCGCCTGCGCGGTGCGCCCAGCACCGCCACCGGCGAAGACACGATTTGACCGGAGCCGACATGACCGAAATTCCCTTGACCCCTGCCGAACAGCAGGCCCGGAAGATTGCCGAACGCCTGGACGCCACGCTGGCCACGGTGGGTGTTTCCATCAATCACCAGGCCTGCCAGCGGGTGGACGCCAAGGC